CAAATTCAGCCATAAGAATGACCTCCCTTATTTAGATACTTTGATTATACACATAACGTGCAAAAATTTCAATTAAATTTTCACGAAATGTGCTTGACAGAGCACGATGCGTGTGCTATATCGTGAATGTGCACGAAACGTGCACGCAAGAGACCCCACAACGACAGGAGGGCACACAATGAACACCTACAAAATTATTTTTACCCGCGAAAACGGGACCCAGGGCACCGACCACTTCACCGCCATCAACGAGCGTCAGGCCCGCAAAGACTTCGGCGAGTGCTACCGTCACAGCACGGCCACCATCATCAGCATAGAGCTGGCCAGCACCAATACCCCGGCCACCAAACAACAGGAGCGCGACACCCTGGAGAAGATCCGGAAGATGGTCGAGCAGCTGGGCCCGGACTCCTACCTGGCCACCGCCTTCGAGGGCTGCTTCGACCTGGCCGCTGAGAACATTGACAACGACTGGGCCTGCTCCATGGCTGACCGCGCCCGCAACGCTGAGAAGCGCGTCGCAGATCTGGAGGGCAAGCTGTCCGAGGCCGTGAAGGACTACGAGGCCGCCCATGCGGTCGCCGAGGAAAAGGACGCCGAGATTGCAAGGCTGAAGGATCAGCTGAAGCAGATCCAGGAGACCGCCCGCTGGAATGGCCAGAGATGCGACGAGGAAGCGACCGCCGCTGGAGAGGCCCAGCACCGTGCTGAGGCCGCCGAGGCCGAAGTTATCCAACTGAAGGCTAAGCTCTACGACCTGCTGGTCGCCGGGAAGTAAAGGAGGACACACAACAATGACCCGTTTCAAGTATTATTCCAATTATCTCGCCTGTCTGCTGGGCACTTTGATCACCTTCGAGCTCTGCTGGATCGGCGCCAAGTACGTCATCGAGGGCGAGGTGGTCCACACCTGCCTCGACCACTTCATCGCCGTGTGCGGATCGTTTTATATCACCCGTGACACCATGAAGATCTGGCTGAAGCTCCAGAAGAAGGTCCAGAAATAAGAAAGGAGGACAAGCATGAACAACAAAGTCATGGCTGAAAAGCTCAGAAAACTGAGAGGCAACAGGAGCCGCCAGGAAGTGGCTGAGGCCTGCGGCATCAGCGTCTCCGCTCTGGCTATGTACGAGGCCGGTGAGCGAGTCCCTCGCGACGAGATCAAGATCAAGCTGGCTAAATGCTACAACTGCAGCGTGAGCTATATTTTTTTTACGAATTAAGTGCACGTATCGTGCTCGATTTGAAGGAGGACACACATGGGAAGAAAGAACAGACAACGCAAGCCGGAGCCCTTCAAGTGCTGCGAGACCTGCGCCAGTATGCAACCGATAGGCGAAGGCGATCACATCTGTGACGCCTGCTGCAGCCATGATGGCAGCCCGACCGCTCTCGTCCTGGAGAGTTACATCCCGGCCGACGACTACTTCATCTGCGAAGGAAGCAGGTGGGCACCACAATGAGCGCCACAAACCGAGGCTGCGAGCGCAAGGCCTACGACTTCTATGCCACCCCGCCGGAAACCGTCCGGGCCTTCCTGGCCAACTTCGATGGCATCAGCTCCGGCGACCGCATCCTGGAGCCTTCTGCCGGCAACGGCCAGATCGTCAAAGTGCTGAGGGAAGGCGGATATGACAACCGGATCGACGCCGTGGAGCTGCGACCGGAGGAGCGGGGCGCCCTGGAAGCTCTGGCTGACAACGTCACAATCGGCAGCTTCTTCGACTACGAGCCCGACTGCGGCTACGATGTCATCATAGGCAACCCGCCCTACAGTCTGGCCCTGGACTTCATCAACAAGAGCCTGGAGCTGCTGCACCCTGGCGGCCTGCTGATCTTCCTGCTCCGGACGAACTTCCTGGAGAGCGAGAAGCGCTTCAAGTGGTGGCAGGAGCACCCGCTCAGCGGTCTCTACACCCTGCACAAGCGCCCCAGCTTCACCGGCCGAGGCACCGACGCCACCAGCTACTCCTGGTTTGTGTGGGAGCGGGGGGGGACCGGCTGCATAGGTCATCAGACCATCAAAACCATCTAAGGAGGACAAGCGCATGGAAGACATTGACCTGACAATGCTGGCCCGCTCGGCCTACCGGGCGATCCTGAGAAGCGTGGAAACCGCAGAGGCTGAGGAGCCTGAGACTGTGAAGGAGGTGGTGCCTATGACTGCACAAAAAGATTGAGCCCCGGAGCTAATGCCTCGGAGCCCAATAGAACACAGTCCCAGTATAACACAAACAAGGAGGAAATAAAAGCATGAAGATCACCGTCGAATTTGCAAACCTGAACGAGTTCAAGCAGTACATGGGCGTCGAGTCCCCGAACCTGCTCGCCCAGGCATCCAAGGAAACAGAGGACGCTCCTGCACCCGCTGAGGCCGTCCAGGAGCCCCAGAAAGCACCGGAGGGCCCTGCCCCTAAGAAGAACACCAAGAAGGTCGAAAAGACCGCCCCGGCGGAAGCTGAGCCCTCTCCTGAGTCTGCTGACGAGGCTGCACCCGCTGCGCCCGCAGAAGTGACCGAGGACTTCCGCATCACCGTCCGCAAGCAGCTCGCGGCCCTCAACAAGAAGCGCGGCTACAACCGTGCGGCGGAACTCATCAACGAGCAGACCGGCAAGGGCAAGCTCACCGAGGTCGCACTCGCTGACCTGCCGAAGCTCATGGAAGCAGCAAAGGAGGAAACCAATGCCGACTAAGCACGCCCGCTGCTCCGCATCGGCCGCATACCGCTGGATCAACTGCCCTGGATCCGTCGCCCTGTCTGATCAGTGTCCGGATCCCGGCTCCAGCAGCTACGCCGACGAGGGAACAGTCGCCCACAGCCTGGCCGAGCTGAAGCTCCGCCACGTCCTGCATGAGATCACCGACGCCCAGTACAAGAAGCGCCTGGCCAAGATCCAGCAGGACGACTACTACAACGGCGAGATGGACGAGGCCACCGACTTCTATGTCGAGACCGTCCTGGAGGAGTTCGCCGCAGCCGGCGAAGGCGCCGAGCTGATGATCGAGCAGCGCCTCGATCTTTCCCAATGGATCCCGGAAGGCTTCGGCACTTCCGACGCCGTGATCATCGGCGGCAGCATGATCCAGGTCATCGACCTGAAGTACGGCAAAGGTATCAAGGTCGAGGCCAAGAACAACCCCCAGTTCCGCCTCTACGGCCTGGGCGCCGTCTCTCTGTTCGGCGATCTCTACGACTTCGACACCGTGAAGACCACCGTCGTCCAGCCCCGCCTCGATCACGTTGACAGCGAGGTCGTCATCCTGAAGGAGTTGCTGCTCTGGGGCGAGGAGGAAGTCGCGCCCCGCGCCATCATGGCCATGGAAGGCTCCGACTACTTTGTGGCCGGCGACTGGTGCCGCTTCTGCCCGGCGAAGGCCCGCTGCCGCAAGCGTGCCGAGTTCAACCTGGATCTGGCCCGGATGGAGTTCCAAAAGCCCCCGCTGCTCTCCAGCGAGGAGATCGGCGAAGTGCTGGCCAAGGCCGAGCGCCTGAAGAAGTGGGCCGAGGAGGTCAGCGCCTACGCTCTGGAGCAGGCCCTGGCCGGTGAGCACTACGACGGCTGGAAGCTGGTCGAAGGCCGCAGCAACCGCAAGTACGCAGACGAGATCCAGGTGGCCGACAAGCTGAAGGCTGCCGGCTTCGACGAGGCAATGCTCTACCAGCGCAAGCTCTACGGCATCACCGAGATGGAGAAGCTCGTCGGCAAGAAGAAGCTGGCCGCCACTCTGGGCGACCTGCTGATCAAACCCGCAGGCAAGCCGGTCCTCGTGCCGGAGTCTGATAAACGCGAAGCCATCAACACAACCGAAGCGGCTCAGGCCGACTTCACCACCGGCGACGACGAGGTCGCGCCGTTCTAAATTAAGGAGGATTATAAAATGTCTACTACCAAAGTTATCACCGGAAAAGTTCGTTTCAGCTATGTGAACATCTTCAAGAGCCGTGCTTTCCAGGCTGGCCAGGACGCCAAGTACAGCGTGTGCCTGCTGATCCCTAAAGAGGACAAGGCCACCATCAAGAAGATCAAGGCAGCCATCGACGCAGCTGTCCAGGACGGCATCAGCTCCAAGTGGGGTGGCAAGAAGCCCGCCAACCTGAAGCAGCCTCTGCGCGACGGCGACGCCGAGCGTGCCGATGAGGCTCCTGAGTACGAGGGTATGTACTTCCTCAACTGCAACAGCACCCAGAAGCCCGGCATCGTGGACAAGGATCTGAACGAGATCCTGGATCCCGACGAGGTCTACTCCGGCTGCTGGGGCCGCGCCTCCATCAACTTCTTCCCCTTCAACACCAACGGCAACAAGGGTGTCGGCGTCGGCCTGAATAACATCCAGAAGCTGAAGGACGACGAGCGCCTGGGCGCTGCCCGTGCTTCTGCCGAGTCCGACTTCGGCGGCGACGACTTCGAGGACGACGAGGACGACGAGGACTTCTAAGGAGGACATACAGATGCACCGAGTTATGGGCGTGGATATAGAAACCTATAGCTCCGTGGATCTGGCCGAGGCGGGCGTCTACGCCTACGTGGAGGCGCCCGACTTCGACATCCTGCTCATCTCGTACATCTTCGACGACTGGGGCGAGGACGACGTCAAGACCATCGACTGCTTCGATGCTGATCCTGACATGATGGCCGAGTTCTGCGAGGCCCTCCTCGATCCCCAGATCGTCAAGACCGCCTTCAACGCGAACTTCGAGCGCACCTGTCTGGCCAAGTGGCTCCAGAAGCCCATGCCGCCGGAGGAGTGGCGCTGCACGATGGTCAAGGCGCTGACGCTGGGCCTGCCGGGCAATCTGGCAGGCGCCGGCGAGGCGCTGGGCCTTCCTCCTGAGAAGCTGAAGGACCCCCAGGGCAAAGCTTTGATCCAGTTCTTCTCGAAGCCGTGCAAGCCGACCCGGACCAACGGCCAGAGGACGCGCAACCTCCCACAGCATGACCCGGCCAAGTGGCAACTCTACAAGAGCTACAACCGGCAGGACGTTGTGACCGAGCAGGAGATCCTACGGAAGCTATCCATCTACAAGACACCGGAGTCAGAGCAGGAGCTCTGGGCTCTGGACCAACACATGAACGACAACGGCGTGGCGCTCGACATCCCCATGGTCGAGAAAATCGTCGAATATGACACCCGGCGCCGGCAGGAGCTCCAGGAAGAAGCCCAGGAGCTCACCGGGCTGAAAAACCCAAACAGCCTGGCCCAGCTGAAGCGCTGGCTCGCAGAGCAGGGCGTGGAGATGACCAGCGTCACCAAGGACACCATCACCGAAGCGCTGCGAGATCCGGATCTCCCGGACGTCGTCCGGAGAGTGCTGGAGATCCGCACCGCCCTGGGCAAGACCAGCGTGGCCAAGTACAGCACGATGCTGGTGGCGCACTGCCAGGATCACCGGCTGCGAGGCATCCTTCAGTTCTACGGCGCCAACCGCTCCGGACGATGGGCCGGCCGTCTGGTGCAGACGCACAACCTGGCCAAGAACACGCTGCCGGATCTGGCCCTGGCCCGCGAGCTGGCAGCCGAGGGAGACTTCGAGACCATGGGCACGCTGTTCGGAGAGACGGCCTTCGTCTTCTCTGAGCTGATCCGGACGGCCTTCATCCCATCAGAGGGCTGCCGCTTCGTCGTCTCTGACTTCTCGGCCATCGAGGCCCGCGTGCTGGCGTGGATCGCCGGCGAGGAATGGACCCTGGAAGCTTTCCGGCAGGGCAAGGACATCTATTGCGAGACCGCCTCCATGATGTACCACGTGCCCGTGGAAAAGCACGGAGCCAACAGCCACCTCCGCCAAAAAGGAAAGGTCGCAGTTCTGGCCTGCGGCTACCAAGGCGGCGTCGGCGCCATGAAGCGCATGGACAAAGGCGGCACCATCCCGGAGGACGAGCTCCAGAGCGTCGTGGACCAGTGGCGGGGGGCCAACCCCAGCGTGGTGAAGCTCTGGCGCAACTGCGAGATGGCGGCCAGGACAGTCATCGAAGAACACCGCACCGTCCGGCTGAAGAACGGCATCGCCTTCGGCTACGTCAACGGCAACCTGTTCATCAAGCTGCCCAGCGGCCGGAAGCTCTGCTACTGGAACACCCACCTGAAGATGGACCCGAGGGACGGCCGCGAGCACATCGTCTACATGGGAGTCAATCAGGAAACCAAGCAATGGGGAGAGACTGAGACCTACGGCGGCAAGCTGGTCGAGAACATCACCCAAGCCATCGCCAGAGACTGCCTGGCTATATCCATGCAGAGGGTCGCAGCTCTGGGCTATAACATCGTGATGCACGTCCATGACGAGATGATCGTTGACGTGCCAATCGAAGACACCGACGCGCTGGAGCGGATCAACGCCTGCATGGGCGAGGCGATCCCCTGGGCGCCCGGTTTACCACTACGGGGCGACGGCTACGAGACCCCGTTCTACATGAAAGACTAAGGAGGACACACAAATGAAAATTAACCGCACCATGATCATCGAAACCAACGAGATCCAGATCGGCGACCGCATCCAGGTCGGCCACTATACCGCCACCTGCCAGGCTCTGCCTGGCAAAGGCCTGGCTCTTTTCCTTCTGGACCAGTATCTCGACAAGGCCATGCAGATGAACGAGAAGAACACCAACAAGGGCGGCTACCAGGAGAGCGATCTCCGCGAGGAGCTCAACAGCGAGAAGATTCTGAAGGACTTCACTGGTCTGGAGCTGGCGCCCTTCGACAACGGCGATCTGCTCCGTCTGCCGTTCTACGGCGAGATGTTCGGGCACGATGACTGGTACAACTCCGGCGCCGTGGAGCCTGACGACTGCGAGCAGTGGCCTCTGATGAAGGAACGCGCCAACCGCGTCGCCGAACGCAAGGGCGAGAGCTACGAGTGGGGATGGCTCCAGAACAAGTACGTCCAGTCGGCGACGGATTTCTGCGATGTCGACGACGACGGTTTTGCCAACGGCTGGGGCGCCTCGTACTCCCTCGGCGTCCGCCCGGCTTTCCTGATCAAGTTATCGTAAATCCCGGGGGCCTCGTGCCCCCGACATAAACCATCTACAAGCAAGGAGGACAGCGATGGAGCCTATCACTATACGCTGGGAGACCGGCTACATGACCATCAACCCGGACGCCTTTTTCCCAACAAGCACAGCCAGGATCCGGAAGCTCCTCCGGGTGGTCGCCCTGGACTTTGAGCATCAGGACGTCATCCGGATGCAGCTGGCCGGGGCCTGCGAGAGCCGAGCCCAGAAGATCCTGGACGGCCGCAAGAGCCTCGCCAACGAGGCAGTAAACCACCACCAAAAAGCAGCGGACCTGGAGCCGCAGATCGAGACGGCCAAGCGCCGGATCACCACCCTCCGGACCTGCATCAAAGAGCAGCCAAAGAGGGCCCGCCAGCTGGGATACCCTGAACGGCTGCACGAGGAACGGGAACAGCTAAAGAAGCTGACCGCCGAGCGCTCCGGAGCCCTCTCAGCCTTCCGAAAGAAAAAGCGCGAGTTCGAGGCCGCTGAGGCCACGGCTGAAAAATTAAGACAGAACGCGGAGGTGCCAAGACCATGACCAACACAGCGGAAAAACTCACCCTGCCCCTGTTCATGGTCAAGTACAACGGCGACCTCCTGATCTCGACCGGCCGCAGCCGCTTCGAGACCTCCTGGAAGAATAAGACCATGAGCTGGGCGGCTCTCCTGAATAAGCTCTCCCGCTCCATGGAGACCACAGAGACCCACGCCGAGTACATGAAAATGAGCAAGGAGCAGCAGGACAAGATCAAGGACATCGGCGGCTTCGTCGGCGGTCATCTGAGGGATGGCCGCCGCAAGACCGGCTACGTCACGGCCCGCCAGCTGCTCACCCTCGACCTGGACTTCCCTCCGGCCGAGTTCTGGGACAATATCATCGACAACCTGGAGATCGACAACGCCCTGGCGGTCTACTCCACACATAAGCACACCAAGGCGAAGCCTCGCTACCGTCTGATCATGCCTCTTGACAGAGAGGTCACGCCGGACGAGTACGAGGCCATCGCCCGCAAGGTCGCCGAGAAGATCGGCATCGACTACTTCGACGACTCCACCTTCCAGCCGACCCGTCTGATGTACTGGCCGAGCCATAGCGTGGATGTCGAGCCCTTCTTCCAATACTACGACGCCCCCTTCCTGGCGGCTGACTCCATCCTGGCAGAGTACCCGGACTGGACCGACACCAGCTACTGGCCGGAGTCGTCCCGTATGGTGGGCATCAGAAAGAGGGACGCCGACCGGCAGGGCGATCCGCTGGAGAAGAAGGGCCCCCTGGGCGCCTTCTGCCGCACCTACAGCATCACCGAGGCCATCGCCAAGTTCCTGCCGGACGTCTACACTCCGACGGCCAAAGAGGACCGCTACACCTACGCAGCCGGCTCAACTGCTGCCGGCCTCGTGATCTATGACGGCGACGTCTTCGCCTACTCCAACCACAGCACCGACCCGGCCGGAGGCCGCCTCTGCAACGCCTTCGACCTGGTCCGCATCCACAAGTTCGGCCACCTGGACGAAGGCAAGGAAGACAAAGCAGTCAATCAGCTCCCGAGCCAGAAGGCCATGTATGCGTTCGCGAACGAAGACCCGGGCGTCAGCCTGACGCTCGCGAACGACCGAAAGAGCCAGCAGGTGCTGGAATTCGAGGGCGTGCCGCTCCCGGATGACATCGACGACAGCTGGAAGACGAAACTGGTCCGAGGCGAGAATGGCGACGTCAAGCCGCTGATCACCAACGCCGTGCTGATCCTGGAAAACGAGCCCGCCCTTCAGGGGATCCGCTACAACGAGCTGAGCAACGGCATCGAGGTCAAGGGCAAACTGCCCTGGCCGCGCCCAAACAAATACTGGAGAGACGTGGACGACGCCCATCTCTACACCTGGGTGGCGGACACCTACGGCGTCCAGTTCCCGGAGAGCCGCTTCAGCAAGGCGCTCTCCACGGTCGCAGACAAGCGACGCTTTAACCCTCTGCGGGAATACCTCCAGCAGCTCCCCGAGTGGGACAACGTGCCGAGAGCGGACACGCTGCTGGTCGATTACCTGGGCGCCAAGGACTCAGCCTACACCCGGGCCGTAACCCGCAAGACTCTGATCGGAGCCGTCCAGCGCGTGCTGCAGCCTGGCTGCAAGTTCGACACCGTCCTCGTCCTGGACGGCAAGCCCGGCATCGGCAAGAGCACCCTGCTCCGGAAGCTGGGCGGGAAATGGTTCAGCGACTCCCTCAGCCTGGCCGACACCAGGGACAAGACCGCAGCCGAGAAGCTCCAGGGCGTCTGGATCATGGAAATCGGCGAGATGCAGGGCACCCGCAAGGCCGACGTCGATGCGATGAAGGGCTTCATCAGCCGCCAGGTGGACGAGTACCGCGCAGCTTATGGCCGCGTCGTGGAGCGCCACCCGAGGACGGCCATCATCTGCGGCACCACCAACAGCACCGGCGGCTTCCTGAGAGACACCACCGGCAACCGGCGCTTCTGGCCCGTCACCGTCAACGGAGGCGGCCCCCTCAGCGTCTGGGGGATGACCGAGGAGACCCGCGCCCAGATCTGGGCTGAGGCCATGGTCTACGTGGCTGAGGGCGAGACGTCCTACCTGGACGCCGCGATGGAGCTGGAAGCGACCAAGGCCCAGCAAGCAGCGCTCATGTACGACGAGCGCGAGGGCGACGTCATCGACTACCTGGAGACCCTGCTGCCGGCAGACTGGGAGGACTGGGATCTGATGCAGCGCGTGGACTACTTCCAGCAGCGTGATGTCCTGGACGCCACAAAGCAGACGGGCACCGTGCGGAGGACCAAGGTCAGCGTGATGGAGATCTTCTGCGAGTGCTTCGGAAGGGCCAAGCACTACTGGACCCGCAAGGACGGCGACGAGATCGTGGCCATCATGGCGAGGATCCCGGGCTGGGAAAGACCCGCAAATGCCACCATGCGAAGCAAAGCATACGGCAAGCAGCGCGTGTTCGTCCGGAGGGGTAACGAGTAACGAAGGCCCCTGGCGGCTGTTGTTCCTCGTTACCACCACCGACGACGGGCAGAGGGTAACGGGCGGACGTTGTTCCGCCGTCTGTTCCCTCAATCGTTACCACCTAAAACCCAGCAACCGCAAGAAAGAACAAGCAAAGGGTAACGAGGTAACAAGCTTTTTATATAGATTATTAAAACTAACCCCTACACACATGAAAACAGGCCCCCGCGAGGACACATACGCGCATTATAGGAAAAATTCGGGGCCTCGTTCCAAATAGGAGGACCCTCATGGAAAAACGAGAACGAGATATTGAAAGCGGCCTGCGGAGGCAGGTCGAGAAAATGGGCGGCAAGTTTATGAAGTTCACAAGCCCCGGGAACGACGGCGTGCCTGACCGGATCGCTGTTTTACCGGGTGGCCGGGTATGGTTTGTAGAGCTGAAGCGCGAGGGCGAAAAACCCACGGGCGTCCAAAAGTGGCAGATGGAACAGCTGCGGAAGATGGGCTGCAATGTGGCGCTGATCATTGGCAAGCAAGAGGCGCGAGCCTGGATCCGGGAGGTGATCGGATAATGCCGGTATATGGAAATTGCGACCACTGCGGCGCTCCCATAAGTATGCCGCCGAGCCAATGGGCCAGATCCCAGGAGCACTTCTGCAGTCGCCAGTGCCACATGGCAAAGATGAACGCAGAACTCAACCCGACCCGGATGACCAAAGAGGTCCGGCAGAAGCTGGCGCTGAGCCGTCTGAACACCGGTCAGACCGACAGCTACCGGAAAACCAACGGCAGGCACACGCACCGGATCGTGGCCGAGCAGATCCTGGGCCGCCCGCTGCTCCCCGGTGAAGTCGTCCACCACATCAACGGCGACAAAAGAGACAACAGACCTGAAAACCTTCGCGTGTTCAGCAGCCAAGCCGAGCACGCCAGGTGGCACAAAGAAAACAACAAGGAGGTGATGCCCGATGAAGTTCATCCCACACGAATATCAGCAGAAGGCGATAGACAGGATCGTCAACAATAAGCGCTTCGGCCTGTTCCTGGAGATGGGCCTCGGTTAGCAAGACCGTCATCACCATGACCGCCATCGACATCCTGATCAACGAGATGTTCGAGGTGGATCGCGTCCTGGTCATCGCGCCGAAGCGAGTGGCCGAGGATACCTGGACACGAGAGCACGCCAAGTGGGACCACCTCCGCCACCTTCGCGTCAGCAAGGTGCTGGGATCACCGGAGCAGCGGCGCCGGGCGCTGACCACGGACGCCGACATCTACGTCATCGGCCGCGACAACGTGGTCTGGCTGGTGGATCTCTACCAGAAGCTGAAGACCGGCTGGCCCTTCGACATGATCGTGATCGACGAGCTCTCCAGCTTCAAAAACCCCCAGGCCAAACGCTTCCGGGCTCTCCGGAAGGTCATGCCGAAGGTGAGCAGGGTCGTCGGTCTGACCGGCACTCCTTCGGCCAACGGTCTCATGGACCTCTGGGCTGAGATCTACCTGCTGGACCGTGGCGAACGCCTGGGCCAGACGCTGGGCGCCTACCGCGAGAAATACTTCCGGCCGGGAGCCCGGAACGGTTACATCGTCTTCAAGTGGGAGCCCCTTCGTGGAGCCAGGGAGAAGATCGAGGCCGCCATCAGCGACATCTGCATCAGCATGAGCGCGGCCGACTATCTGAAGCTGCCGAAGCGGATCGACAACCGGATCCCGGTCAAGCTGAGCCCCCAGGAGATGAAGCAGTACAAGACCATGGAGGCCGAGCAGCTGCTTCACATCGACGACGAGGACGTGGTCGCCCTGAACGCGGCCGCCGTGATGACCAAGCTCCTACAGATTGCCAACGGCAGCGTCTACTCCCACGAGGGCAATGTCGTCCGGCTGCATAATGCAAAGCTGGAGGCGCTGCTGGAGATTATCGACACCACCGACAGCCCTGTCCTGGTATTTTACAGCTACAAGCACGACCTGGACGCTATCCGAGCAGCGATCCCCGAGGCCCAGACTTTGGACGGCCCGGAGGACATCGCAGAGTGGAACGCTGGCGAGGTCCAGGTGCTCCTGGCGCATCCGGCCAGTGTGGGCTACGGCCTCAATCTCCAGGAGGGCGGCCATGTGATCGTGTGGTACGGCCTCACCTGGAGCCTGGAACTCTACCAGCAGGCCAACGCCCGCCTCTATCGGCAGGGCCAGGAGAAGCCGGTGATCATCCACCACCTGATCGCAGAGGGCACCGTGGACGAGCAGGTCATGGATGCCCTGGAGGCAAAGGACACCAGTCAGGCGGCCTTGATGGCAGCACTGAAAGAAAGGAGAAATAAATGAGCGACCCGAGGAGAAACGCGGAGGGCTATCTCGATGTGACAGCCTATCTCGACACCAAAAACGTCACACAAGAAGAAAACGAGGCCGAGCGAAAGAACAAGGACCTGATCCACACCTTCCGCCTTTTGGCTGACATGGCTGGCTTTGAAATAGTCGGCCGCATCACGATAAAACACAAAAAGACAGGGAGGATTTTCAGATGATCGGATATTTAAGCGGTCCCATTACGGGCCATAAAGACTACCGGCGTCAGTTTGCGAAGGCTGCCGCCGCGCTGAAGGAGATGGGTTACAATGTCATTAACCCTGCGGCGATTGATGACGCCATTCCCGTCGAGTGCATGAGCTACGAGGAAATCATGCGGATCGACCTGGAGCTCCTGTCCACTGCTGACTACCTGGTGCAGCTTCCCGGCTGGGAGCGATCCATCGGCGCCAGCCGCGAGCTGGGCTTCGCCCTGGGCGCCGACAAGATCATCGTCAGCCTGGAGCAGCTTCTCACGAAGGAGGTGACGCTGTCATGACTTTAGATGAGACCTATGACTTCCTGATGCAGATCCGCCGCAAGGAGATCATCATCAGACGGAAAGAGACCCAGCGGGACGAGCTGAGGGCCTGCCTGCTGCCTGGCGCCATCCGCTATGACCGCGACAGGGTCCAGAGCACTCCGACCGATAAGATGGCCGACGTCATTGTCAGAGTGGACGAGCTGGACCGAGAGATCGAACAGCTCCGGCGTGAGAAGGCCTCCCTGGTCATCGAGATCAGCGACGCCATTGAGACGCTGGAGGACGACTACGAGAGAACCGTGCTGACCGAGTTCTACATAGCACGGGCGCCGATGACCGAGGTGGCTGACGCCATCAGCTACAGCGTCCGCAGGGCGTATCATTTCAGGAAGATGGGCGTCACCCATCTGGGGGAGGTTTTAGGATGATCAAACTGTTAAAAGGCAACTGTCTCGACCTTCTGCGGCAGCTGGAGCCCGGCTGCGCGGATCTCGTTCTGATAGATCCGCCATATTCCAGCGGCGGCCTGTTTGCCGGCGACCGCAAACAGGACACCCGCGTCAAGTACACCGACGCCGACTTCAACGGCGCGGCACGCTTCCCCAGCTTCTCCGGTGACAACATGGACCAGCACAGCTTCATCCAGTTTATGACCCATGTCAGCGTGGAGCTTAGAGAGTTGACCAAGGAAGGCGGCACCATCGCCGCCTTCATCGACTGGCGAAACCTTCCGGCCATGACGGACGCGATCCAGATGGCCGGCTGGGTATGGCGTGGGGTCATTGTCTGGGACAAGGGCATCAGCCGAAACATCCCCGGCCGTTTTCGTAACGACTGCGAGTACATCGTCTGGGGCACCA